AGTTAAGTTCATTCTTTAAAGTATCTAAACCTTCTCTTAATTGTCTTTGGTTTGATTCTTGATATTCAGGAGTTGGTTCAGGTATAATTGCTGTTATCTTTGCCATTATCTTCTTCCTCCTGCAGCTATATCTAATCTTAAAGTTCCATATCTCCAAGACTCATCCACTGCATCATTCTCAATTTTTACACTAACTTGTCTTCCTCTAACTCTAGTACTTATATAATTAGTAGAACTATTAACAGTAAATGGACCAGTAATCAACGGACCATTAGGATCACTAGTTGCTGTTTCTGCAGGATAGTTTCTAAAGAATAAAGTTACTTTTGCATTACCAGATAAGTTTTTAAAGTCTGGTATGAACCTAGATATTCTTAAAATATATTCTCCATCTCCAGCAAAACCTTGTTCCGATATATCATAATCTCCGGATAGTATATAAGAGCTGATAGCTGTAGCTACACCTTGGTAGTCTACTTCATTTACACCTGTTTCATGAGCCCAATATTTAGAAGACCCATTTTGATTGGTAGCTCCATTGATAACTGGAAAAGTAGGTGTTCCGGTTCTGTTAAATTCTGTAGCATAAGGTAAGGCATATGTGTGTGCATCATTATATGATGTTCTAGACAAAGTTCCAGTTGTCCAACTTTGTTCTAAAAAATTATATACTACATTTCTATTAATTTGTTGTGAGTTTGCAGAAGCATAATACCAACCCACTTCATTATATAATGAGTTATGATAGCCATATGTTATTTGATTAGCATCAGCATTAATTCCAGGCGCTCCACCTTGTGTAGTGAATACATAATCTTCAACTAATGAAGGTAGTTGTTTTACAGTACCATCATACATAAAAAATCCACCACCAAAACCCATCCAAAATACAGCACCTTGTGCATAGACTGCTGCATGTTGACCTAGACATCCACAATTAGAACCGACTTGTCTCAATGAGAATGTAAAAGGTGGTCCTACGAATTGAATTACATAAGCAGCTTGATCCGTGAGTACTAGTACATAGTCTTTACCTTGAACCGCTGTTACAATTTCATTTCCTTGGTCCAAGAGGAATGTACCTGCAGTATTAGTTGCGGTAGGTGCCCAAGTGTCAATATCTTCTTGATTAGAGAATCTAATAAACATTTTATTTTGTGTAGCACCATCATTTAAATCTGTTTGTGTACCCATTAAAAATAAGTGTCTATCTCTATCGGATACTAGACTCATTAATGCTTTAGGTATTGGAGTATGGACAACGGCTCTAGTATTTAAAGCTCCAGACCCAGCAGTTGGATCCCAAGTATAAGTGTTTCCATTTCTAACTGTTGCAACAAGTAACTGTCCATAATTATCTAAGGACCATGAACCAGGATCTAATGTCACGTTAGTAGTTGATCTTGTTGTTCCCCATTCTTCTTCTCCCCATTTACCTGTTCCCCAACCATAAGCTGCGGTTTGAAACACGGGTCCAATGTCAATATAAGGATTAACTGTTGCACTTCCCTGAGAAGACATTCCAGTTCCTGTTTCATTAGAAGGCATTGTGATTGTTAATGTTCCTGAAGTAGGAACTGATAAGACTTCAAAAACATTGGTAGTAAAATCTGCTGTTGTGTATCCTGTTTCTCCACCTCCAGGTAAGGTTACAGAAGTAAAAATAAAATAATCACCTTGTAATAAACCATGAGCTGCTGCGTTAACTGTCACTGTCGCAGAACCTGTTGTTGAATTAAAAGTCGCTCCAGTAACGGCTGTTTTTAAAGGTGTGATGTCATAGAAATCACCTTCATAATAAATAACCAATACTTTAGAAGTTCCTAAAGCACCATATTTTTTACCAGTTAAATCTGTCCAGGTGTGTTGAGCTCTTACAGGTCCTGCTAAATCACCATTTGTAAGTTCTTCCCAACCGCCTATTTTTTCAGCTTGTCCGTATCTAAAACGTACATTATCACCATCTATCCATTGACCTTCGGCCCCGGTGGCAGTTTGTTGTTTATTAAAACCAGCTTTAAATTGTATTTTCTGTAAAGGCATAGGTATCCATTATATATAATAAAATAAGCTTTTATACTACTAATTAGACCTTTATTCCACTTAAAAATTAAACGTCGTTTTTATTGAGTATAATATTCCAATCTAATTTATCCAATATTTCTTGTATATGTATTTTACTAATTCTATTGGCTTTTACATAAGTATGGAGTTCTTCAGCATCTACCACAATAATATGTTTATCGCTTTCAAATACAACTTTGTCAGCTTTTGACCTAGTAGTCATTTTTTTAGCAACAAGGTCTGATAGCCTTTGTAAAGGCCTTGTATCAAATTTGAATACTTGGTTTCTTCCTTTTAAGTTTCCTGATATATCCCAGAGTTCTTTTTCTCTCTGTTCTTGAGTTGGGTATTCTATGTTTTTAAGGTGTTTCTCAAGCATCCATCCAAATATTACAAACAACTACAATCCTAAGTTTATTATATTTATGTTTTGATCTTGGTATTTCATGATGGAGATAGCCAGGGAATATAAAGCAATCATCTTCAAATGTAACTAATTCAAAAAACTCATGGTAGTTAGAATTTTCAGTATGGGTATGGTCTAACTTATCATAATAGTTTTTTCTAACATCTTTATTATGTAAAGCTATATATTTACCTGGATTGGAAAAGACAGTAGCCGAATGAATACCTTGTTCAAATTGAACATAATGACATAATGCAAAATCAGAACTAGGTATATGATTATGAGCTCTCATAAAATTATTACTCATAGATGCTGTATAATTAACTATTTCAAATTTAAATGAAACCTCTTCATCTTTGTCTTTTAATTTTATATCTGTTAAAAATTTTTGTATGTAATCTGCATAAATAGGTCTTAGACTATCTAAATCTATTGAATTAAAATCAGTGTTTTCCTCATCATCATAATGCATATGTAAATAAGATGAAGCACTTAGATGACCGTCTAATTTATTTCTGTCTTCAGTGATTGCAAAATTACTTTCTATATCCTTAATAATTTTAGCTTTATTGTATAAATGTGGTTCTATCTTTGCTCTATATACTGGAGTTGCAAAAAGATGATGTTTCTTTATTTCATTTATCATAGTGTACCCATCCTGTTATTATATATTTTGTTTCTTGAGTTAATTGACCTCTATGTGTATGTGTGAATTCTGCTGGCCAAATTAGAGTATCTCCTTTAATACATTCGAAACCAATTTTTTGATATTTAAAATCTGTACCACTATTTTTAGCATCATTTAAATATGTCATAAATACCAAAGCTCTTCTCATACCAATATCATCGGGTGTATCTTTATCTAAATAAGTTCTTTCCATATGCCATTTTTTAAAACCACCATTCTTCTTATATTTTTGAATATTAGCTCCTTCAGCTATTACTAATTTTGTGCTGGTTTTTAGTATGTCAAATTCATCAATATACTCATCGATATGTTTTCCTAAAACATCAAAGTATTCAGTTAGCTCTACTGGTTTTTCTTCTAAACATAAATCAATAGAATCTTTAACATCTTTATTTATAGCAACTCCACTGGGAGCACCACATCTACCTATAGTCCATAAAGATCTATTTTCTTCAAAATAATTTAAAACTTGATCACAAATATGATGGGGTGTTTTATATTTTTTAATAAATAACACTAAACTCTCCCCATTTGACTTATTGGATACTTTATAGGCTGTTCGGAAGTTATCTCAGATAAGAATGTAATTAATGTAGTTCTTTCGTTTTTACCAAAATTAACTACACCGTGATAAGCAGAAGAATCAAAAAGTAATAGTCTATTATATACAGAATCTACCTCTATGGTTTTTTTAAACCTATCATTATTTTGTCTTAAGTATTTCTCTAAATCGTCATCTTTTCCTTTTTGTTGGAAAACTTCTTTAAATTGTTTATGCTTCTTATCAACAAATAAGATTTCTCTATCATGATCTTTGGGAGTATATATAGCTGTCCCACAACCGTGGTCTTTTGAAAGATAAATAATAGCGCTAATTTCTTGACTGTAATCTTGGTGAACCCAACCTTCATAAGGATAATCAGCTCCATTAATCTTTTGAAAAAACTGACTACCTGCCCAATTCATATATCTATAATTCATAGGATATACCGCTGCCATTATTTTTTTAGTAACAAATTGGAAAAAAACATTATCTAAGTTTTCACTTCTTGTGCCTGGATAACTTCCATCTTCTGGAGCTTTGTATTTTAATGTATTAGCATATTGCAATACAGATTCTGGGTCTTCAAAAAAATTATCAATTACAAGAGTTGGGAATAACATTAAAAATAATTAATATTTATGTTTACTCTAGCCTTATCGTTTGTGCAGTTTGTACTATGGTGAGGCTTACTAGGATCAAAAAACAAAGCTCTATTCTCAATAGACTCTACTCTATTTCCATCTTCTAGTACTGTTGCACCATCGCATGTATTCATAGACAGTATCAATCCTTTATGTTCCCAAGGTGCATCCACGTGATCTTCGTGTTCTAATAAAATAGAAGATGCTGGGTAACTATTGCATTTGACTCGTCCAATCATCTTCCAATCAAAATGTCCTTTTAAAATATCCCAAATATCATTAAAAACTGCACTATTTTGAATACCATCATTCAATAATAAATGAGTGTAATAACAATAGTTTTTATCAGAAACATTGGGTGTCTCTAGATTTTGTTGGAGAAACCAAGGAAAGTTAGCACCATAGATAATATTTTTTAATTTAATAAAATCTTCTTTAGGTAAAAACTCATCTATAATTTGATGCATGGTTATACTTTCTTGTTATAGTTATAAGCTAAAGTTATTCTTTTATCTTCTTGTAAATGCTGTTCTACACAATGTCTTAAATTAGAACTAAATATAACTAATCTTCCTTCTAAAGATTCATAAAAAAATCTAGGTGCAAAATTATCAAACTCAGTATTTAAAGTAAATACATCATTGGTAGGATTTTCAAATATTAATTTTGGACCCTCTGTATTTGTTTTTAAGAAATATACTGCTGATAAATCATGTCCTTTATGTTGATGAAATTCTTGATAATCATATTTTTCGTATATATTAAACCAACCCCCAGAACAGAATAAATCATTTTTAATTTTTAACTGTTCTTTAAATTCTTCTATTTTCTCATCTACCCATATGTTTAATATGTCAAAGTCTTTATCTTGATAAACATCATGGCTATTAATAGATGTGTAAATACTTTGAGAAACCCAATCTTTTTCAGATTCTGTTTTTTCTTTTAAGTTTAAACAAATATTTTCTAATTTATTTTTTACTGTATCTTTATCTGGATTATCTACCCACCCTATAGGAATAGGTGCCCAATTGTCTATATTCATTCTTTTATTTCCATCATTATGGTTAAATTAAACCTACCTATATATTTCTTAGGCCCAATGCCTTTATGTAATCTAGAACTATCAAAAACTAATGCTGTGGAAGGTCTACTTAAATAAAGTTTGTCGGGTTCTCCTTCATTCATTTTAAGTTCTGTTCCACCATCACACATATTTAAACTATATACAGCAGTAACGTATTTTCCTTCTGGATCATTGCCATTATCAATATGCCATGTACCTTCAGAACCTTTATTATAGTAATTCCATAAATATCTAATAGGTCTGGTTATTTTATAACTTCTGCAATGTTTCTGTATGCTGTCAAAGATTAAATTAGCATATGTATTAAGTTCAATCGGTAAATTTATATTTTGATAAAAATCAAAAGTTTTATAAGTAAACCCTAAATCTTTTTCTTTATCTAAAACTTCTGTAAATTTTTCAGCAGATAATTTCGTACTGTCTGCCGCTATCTCCCATCTAGCTTGTTTAATAAGAATATCCATTATTCTGAAATTTGTAGGCCTTGGTAATACTTCTAATAATACTTCTATTTGTGGGTTCATTTGCATATATCCTTTGGTAAACCTAAATGTAATCTTCCATCGTTTAAGTTAGCTTCTCCAAATTCAGAGTTAACATCGTTGTAATGTAGGAAGACTTGTACACAACAATCTCCAGTGAACTCTTCTCTCCAATGTTCTAAATCATGACCTCTGTATATTAAAATATCCCCTGGATTTAAAACAACTTCATATTCTTTTTGATCTTTACCTTTTATAAATATAGGCCATTTATCTCCACCTAAATTCATGGTGCATGATATTTCACAGCTTTCTCTATCTTTATGTCTTTTTAAGACATCTCCTTTTTTATAGATTCTAGCATACGAGTAGGTAGGAACTAATTCTAAACCTACTAAATCTTGCAAACTAGGTTGTACTTTTTTTAAAAGTGTTTCCATAGCTATATCAGCATAATGAGAATAACTATCTGGTATCTGCATATCATCATAAGTACCCCATAATAAGGTATGACTAGATATATAACCGGTAGACATCAATGTAGTATGTACTTCTTTTTTCAATAAGAAGTAGTTAGTAATAAACTCAGCTAACTCGCTGCTTATTATCTTTTCTTCTACCTTAAAACTTTTTTCTAAAAAACTCATTTCTTTATAAAACTCATTTGGTACTGTTCTTCATTACGTAGCTTAAACTCAAAATGCCTATGTTTTTGAATTTGAATTAATGATTCAACTGCTTCTTTAGATACTATATTAAACCTTTTTTGTAAAGTATTTATGTCATCTTCCATACTCTTTATAGTTTGGCTGGTTATATTTTCTTTATACTCTAGTTCAAACCCATGGTTCTCCATTGATTTAATATATATGTGATCTGTTTGTTTTTTAAATAAGTCAGAAACAATAAATTTTCCTTTATCTCTTAGTATATCTTTTAAGTGGATATAAAAAGTATCTAGTTCTTTAAAAAAATGAAAAGAACATAAACTTATAACAACATCCATGGTTTCTGTTTCTAGTAAAGTTGGTTTTAAAAAATCTTCATATATAAACCTACCTTTAAAATTATCCCTGGCATATTTAATAAACTCAGGTTCTATATCAATACCTAATATATCTAAATTAAACCTTTTATTAATATAATGGATCCCGGATCCTAAACCACATCCTATTTCTAATATGTCTTTATTTTTTAAATCTTGGTTTTTTAATAAATATTCATAAGCATTTATTTGGTTTTTAAATGGGTGTTGGATAGTTTTATTATTAGAATAATACCCATGGTTTTGTAAAGGAGTCCATGGTTCTTTTTTTACATATCTATAAAACCATTCTTTATCTGATAAGTTAACTCTAGGAGCCTTCATTATCCAACTTCTCTTTTAGTTGCCTGTGAAAAACTGTTTTAACCATATCTTCATAAGTAGGATCTATTTTAAAATATTCCTGTTTACTATAAACCTTAAAATCAACTTCCTCTTCTTTAACCAATAAGTAATGACAAATAGGTGTACCTCTTTTAAGAAGAAAAGTACCTTTTTGTTTAAATACTAATTGAGGATTTAATTGATGGTAAACAGATGTTTTTAAAAAACCAGGAGGTGCTTCAAAAATCGGATTATATTCATAAGTACATGGTAATTGCATTAACATATAACCCTTTGAAGTTTTTGCTCTCCAAGGACATATTGCTTTTATAATCATCATGGTATTATCTTTTCCATATTGAGGTAATGAATCTCTCATTTGAGAAGAATGATGTGCTGTAAATGCAAAGCGTTCGTCTGGACTAGACCATTCATAATAATTTTCATCTATTTTTATTTTTAGATCACACCACAAAGTTAACGTGTATAGATTTTTAAAATAAGAAATAAAAGAAGGACATTGTTTTACTGTGCCAGAAGATGTGTCTGTATCTACATTGTCTGGATAAGGTTTAATACTTCTAAACCAATCTGGAATAGTTTTAACAGCTGGTTTTATTGGAGTGTATTTTTCAACATCACTAACAGTGGACCAAAAATGAAGTTTTGGTTTTTTTCTAAATAAATCTATCACCGAGACTCCAATTAACTAAACTATATCTTGTTCCTTTAGTTACTTTTGTCACCCTATGCCAAACGAAAGAAGGAAATACAATAATAGATCCTTTTGATCTAGCTTTATCTACTGTAATAATTCTATCTTCTTCCTTTACTAAATTTGTATTGTAGTTTCTAAAATCAAATTGAAAATCCCCTCCTTCAAAATCATTTCCATCGTTTAATAAAAGAGTCATGGAAAGTTTTCTAAATTTACCATGAATATTAGGATCGTTTGTATTATCAATAGGATCTACATAAGAATCACAATGCCAATCATAAAATTGACTTTCTGTATATTTTGTAAACTGACATGGTTCGTTCCAGTCCCATTGAAAATTCCAACCTGAGTTAGAATTAGCGCTGTGTATATATGGATTGATTTCATCATAAATCCATTTCTCACTAAGCCAAGCTATGTTTGAATTTCTTTGTTTTTCAAAATCTGTTTTTTCAGCTTCTTTTGGATCATGTCCTGTAACAGCTTTAAGTAAGGTAGTCTCTTCTCCAATTTTAATAATATCATCACACATTTTTGGTGGTATGACATTTTCAAAAAACCAGTAGTACTCTTTTAAATTCATAATTTCTCTTTCTTTCTTGTAACAAAAAAATGTTATTTAAGCAACTATTACCAAGTGTATTCAGACCAAGTTTGAGATTGTTCATCCCACTTGTCCCAACGAACTAATTCTTCATTCCAAACAGCAGCTACTCCAGTTCCTTCTGGTGGGAAACCTGTTGGTGGATCCCAATCTTTTTGAGTATCATTCCATACCCATGAGTTAAAAGGTTTTGGTAAAATGAAACCTTGTTGTGCAGGATCCCATGTACTACCAATAGTAGCATAGTTCCATCTAAAAGCTTCTCCTCCTAATTCGTGAATATTTCTATATGTATTATAAGAAGTTTGAACCCAGTTTGTGTTTTCTCCATTAATTTTTCTTAAAAATTCTATTCCTTTAGTTTCAGATTCTCCTCCTTGAGATTCACCTATATCTAAATTATTTACTACTTGAACTTCAGTAACAATATTATTTTCGTCTATTTTAGCAAAATGAGCCATTATGCGTTATATCCTCCGCCACCAGTAAATCTAAGAATAGTATCTGATCCGCTAGTTGTGACTGATGGACTACCTGAATAAGATCCAGAATATCTATTTGTTGGTATTCTTAATACAACAACACCAGATCCACCAGAACCACCGCTGATGTTTTCCCCACCGCCGCCTCCGCCGCCGCCAGTATTAGCTGAACCAGGAGAGCCCGCTGCTCCACCGTTTCCACCACCACCAATTCCACCAGGTGCTCCATTATTATTT